TCAGGCGGCGGCCCTGAGCTCATCCAGTTTCGCGGAAGCCTTCTGCAGGCGTTCCCTGGCCAGATAGAGTAGCGTCACACAAGCGCCGTTCAGCGCCTGGTGCTGTTCCGGCTCGGCCTCGAGGCGGATGAAAACGAGGGCGTCCAGGATGCCCTCGATCTCGCTGTTGTAGAGATCAATGCTATTAAAATGCTCGTCCATTTCCTTCACGCGTGTTGGCTTCGCTGGACCCCTCGCACGGCCCGGCGTTGCTGGTTGGAATGCGAACTTAAAACCACGCGTCAGCCGCTTCTTCCCGTCCCGTCAGGAAGCCGCATGACCCTTCCACGGTCTTGCTCGTCCCGCTTCTTCGGCGGGATGGGCGCAATGCTAGCGGGTAGAGCGCGCCAATCAATCACGAACAGTTGCACCAATTAATCTAAGTGTGAACAGCGGGGATAAGTGGGCGCTGTTGTGGGCATTTTTACCCACGGTGTGGGCCGATTTCCCCGCGATCCGCTTTCAGCCATAAAATCGATATGACCAGCCGCCTTGATTCTCACATCCGCCTGACGCCGGAGCTCAAAAAGAAGCTGAAAGTTGCGGCGGCCGAGAACGGGCGCAGCTTCAACGAAGAGGTCGCGGCCAGGCTGGAGGGATCGTTCGAACTTACCAGCGACACGCGCGGGAACGTAAAGAAGCTGTTGGCCCAGGCGATGACGGAGTTGGACGGCGGCGGCTAGGTCAGCAACACGGTCAGATAACAGCCCACGACCGTAAAATGATTTCGCACGGTATTGCCGCAAGCCAGGCACCGCAGATGCCGGCCGACATACCGCAGTTGCTCGCCGGCGCCGTGCCGCTGCTCTATCCGGTGTCGATCGACTGGGCCGACATGCCGACAGAGGATGCAGCGGCCGCCCAGGATGTAGGTTTCCGGGATGTCACGGAAGCTGATGGCATAGTAAGCCTTGCCCGGCACGGCGTCGAAAAGCGGATCCATCGTTCCGATTTCGTTCCGACCGCCAGCGCCGTCAAGCAGTCAAGGAAAATTTTCCCAACATGATCAACCCGTCACACAACGCATTTCCCGAAGAATCGAACCTGATCGGCCTTATGGTCATAGGCTACAGTGAACTCGACATATGCCTTTGCTTCATCGGCGGGCTGGCTGTAGGCGAAAAATGGGCGGTTCTCGATGCCATTCACACCATCGAGAACGAAGGAACACGGCTCGATCTGGTCAATCGGTTGGTTAGGCACAAGATGGTCGAGCGAGGATTTGAAGCCAAATTTGGCGAAGCGATCGGAGCTCTACGCTTTTGCAAGGGACTTCGAAATCAATACGCACACGCACAATGGGTGCACCATAGCGGAAAGCTCCTTTTCACGAACGCCAGAGATATCCCGTGGAAGGCGGATGGCATCATTCGATGGAAGTCCACGAACCTCGAGCTCCTGAAACAGCAGGAGGCCTATTTTGAATATACGAGAAAATGCCTGATGTGGCTCGAGGCCGCTTTTGCTTGGCCGGAGCGTTCTCTTGTGTGGCCTGAACATATGGACCAGCCCCCACGGCAAGAGGCCGACGAATGGAACGGCCAATCAGCGCCTGGGTGCTAGGTAGGCTTGTCGCGCAATGGCTTCTTGCGCGGCGGCGGCCGGCTGGCCGCGACGGCAGACTGGCGGACGGTGACGGGCTGGCCGATCGAGACCGTGACTGTGCCCAGATCGTCGTCGACGCGCACCGCTTCGCGCGTGAGCTCGAGCTTGTCACCGACCTTCGACTTGGGCGGCACGGCCATGGAAAACGGGTGATCGTAGCCGGTGATCCGGACGCTGGCGCGGCCGCCCTCGAGCAGCTTGACGATCGTGATCTCGAGCGTGACCTCGTCGCCTATGTCAATGTCCTGCGCCATCCCGAGAGGATGGCGCGGCCGTCGCCGGCGTCAAGTTCTAGTCGCGACGATCCTTGAGCAACTGCAAGGCGGGCTTAGCAAGGCCCACGTCGTACCGATCCGCGACAGCCTGGCACTTTTCGATTGTCTCGAGCCCGGCCGCCTCGAGTAGATCTGCCGCGATATCATCATGGCTGTGTTCGCTGCAGAGCCATCCTGCGGCGAACACAATACCGGCTCCCGACCCGCGCTTCATCGTGCAGTCCTCCGCCACTTCTCCATCCTGGCCATACCGGAGCGAGCGAGCTCGGGATGTAGGCCGAAATAGTGTTTCAGGATCTCGTCGATCGACTTCAAGCTGTGGCCAGTGATCGAGGCGATCTCCCATTTTGTGCAACCGGCCAGCGCCAACCAGGTCACGGCGGTGTCGCGCAGGTCCTGGTCGTGGAAGTCGGCCAGGCTCGGCATCGGCTTCAAACCGGCCGCGTCCATCACGGCGCGCACGTCGACCTTGCCGAGCAGCTGGACGGCCATCGGCGTTGGCGCGTTCTTGCCCTCGACCTTTTCCAGCGTGCCGAACGCTGCAGCGTGGCGCAGGACGCGGAAGGCTTTGCGATAGCGGTGATCGTCCCACGGCCGGCGCAGCCGCTCGTCGATCAGCACGTGGGCATAGTTGAGGCGCCAGTCGGACCGGCGTTTAGCCGCGGCGACGACGCGATCGCGCAGGATCTCGACCATCGGGATCAACAGGGGCTGGCCGCCCTTCTTGCGTTGGTGAAACAGAATGCCCTCGCTGGTGATCTTGCTGTCCTCGAGGGCGAGGCGATCGGCTTGGCGCTGCGCCGTATAGAGGCCGAGCGTGACGCTGTCGCCAATATCGGGGAAGCCGAGCGCATCGCAGACCGCGACCAGATGCACCATTTCGGCGATCGAGCCGACGCGGATCCGTGGCTCGAGCACCGGCAGGGTGTCCTCGAGGCCGGCGACCGGATTGTGCCTGACGATGTAGCCGCCGGCCTTGGAGCGGCCGAACCCATAGGCGGCCGAGATCATGGCGCGCAGCGCGCGCGCCTGGGCGAGCCCGTGCTTGACCTCGACCTTGTCCAGGATCCCGGTCAGCACCTTCGGCGTCACATCGTCGGCCGGCTCGTGCCAGGCCGCGCCGTCCTCCAGCTGCTCGAGCACGCGCGCCGAGCCCTTGTAGCCGCGCACGGTGGCGGCCGCGAGCGGCTTGCGGCGCTTCTTGCCGTCGATGATCGGCACGCCCTTCATACGCGGGTTCTTGTCGAGGAAGGCCTCGACGAGCTGGCTGATGGTGGTGACGCCGGCGAGCCTTGCGCGCTCGGCCGCGTTGGCGAGCTTCTTTGGCGTCGTCTCGCCGGCGGCGATCGCTGCGCGCTTCTCCGCGATCTCGAGCTCGCGCCGCTTCGACCAGGCGATCGCCTCATCGAGCGAGAACCACGGGCCGGATTTGCCATGGCGAAGATCTTCGCCCTTGTAGCCGAGCTTGCGCAGGCTCTCCGGCGGAATGAAGCGCGGCCGGCCGTCGCGCCAGGTGACAAGCGGGATCTTGATCTCGACCTTGCCCATGCGGTGCCCCTCGCGCGGTTGCAGTCTGGAACTGGCGAACATGGCGAAGTCCTTTCGTGATGTCAAAACGGCCTGTGGATCGATCGTCAGGCCCAGCCTTCGATGAACTTGACCAGGGCGCCGTGCAGCTGATTGCGATCGCCTTCCGGATCCGGCTCGCCATGCATAATTTCGCAAGCCAGCTTGGCGGCATCGCAAAGCTTTTCCACCGGGTCAGCGTCGGGATGGAAGGTCGAATTCAGCCATTCGCCGTCGCGGGCGAACCGCAGCAATTCGGCGAGAGCGTCGGCGGCTTGTTGGGCCGCTGCGACCGCCAAGGCCTGTTTCTCGATCTCAGTAAGCAGCATGTCCAAGGTGGGCTCCTGATAAGAAATTGGCGGGTGCCATTCACGGCCACCCGCCCAAGGTTCTCGCCGAACTCTCGTCGACGGCGAGGTTGATAAGGCCCGGCGGGTACGCTGGTGGGAGGACCATCCCGCCGGGCCGATCCCTTCAAGCGGGATCTAACGGGTTGTGCCGCTCGGGCAGGTGCTCGTAGCGGACAGCGAAACCGACGCGGCGCGGCATCGGCCGCCAGTGCGCCGCCTCGACGCCAGCGGCGAGCACCACCGCCAGGCCGACGCCGATCGCGAGCATGAGAAGGGCGTCGTTCACGTGACGATCCTCCGAGCGTCGACACGTAGCGCGGCCTCGTCGAGGCGGCGCTGCGCGGCGTTGCGCCAGTTCCGCAGCAGGCCGGCGGCACCGCTGGTGCAGGAAGACTGGACGCCGGCGAGCTGCAGATAGTCGCCTGGGCCGCTGGCGCTCCATGTCGCGCCGTGCTCGTTCTGCAGCGACGCAAGGATCGTGCGCGCGGCGCGATCGTGCGCCCGGCATTCCTCGTAGGCATCTTCGAGCTTTGGCATCGTCGAAAGGACGGCCAGGCCGGCATCGACGACGTCGATCGCGCGCTTGACCTGCGCAATGTCCAGCTTGCGCTTCATGCGCGCCTCCTTTGCGTGCGGCGCTCGACCATCACGTTGTAGGTGGCCACGCCGGCGCCGGTGAGAACGAGCTTGCTGCCCTTCGCGCTGATGGTGTCGAGCCGCACCAGGCCGTGGCCGATGAGTGAGGCGGCTAGCGCGCGGGTGATACGATGAGGCCGGCGGCCGTAGTAGCCGCTGGTATTGCCGTAAAGGTCGTGGTCATGGATCATTTCGACAGCGGCGCGCTCGGTCGCCGTCAGGGCGCGCGGGTCGATCATCCGAACATCCTTTCAAGCTTCGTCGGCCCTTTGGTCACGGCCGCCGGCGGCGTGTCGTCATTGCTGGCGAGCTGGCCGTTGTGCTCGAGCCAGCGCACGATCGCCGGCTTCGACCAGCCGTTGAGCCCGGGCAGTTTCTTGGGGAAGCCGGCCGCCTCGAGGGCGCGGCGTTTACGGGAAAAGCTCTCGCGGCAGCGGTAGCGCAGCAGTGCTGCGACCTCTGTCGAGCTGATCACCAGCGCATTGGTCATCGCAAATCACCTCGCAAATCAGTTGCGAGGCGAAAAATGACCCGATGTGTGCTTTAATGCAACTGCCTTTTTAAAAAATGCAAAAGGCGAGTGATTTCCGTTTCACGTGGAACGTTTCGTCTTGAGGCGTTCGACCTCAAACGACACGACACTTTCGAATTGTTCAGCCTTGCCGTTTCCGGCCTTTGCCAGCCAGTCCGCGAGCTCGACGACAGCGCGCGCCACGTCCGCCGGTCCTGCCAGCTGCAGCGCCTGCTTGCGGTGCATGGCCGCGATCGTCTGTTCCACGGCTTCCCGAAACGCCTGGTAGTCCGGAGAGACAGGCGGCGAGACGCCGAACTTGCGAACGATCTTGTCGATCGTCGTGGACGACAGGGCGTGCGGATGATCTTCGTTGGCGACGAGCCTGGTCAGCGTCGTCGGCACCATGCCGGCCTGCTTGGCGATCTGCGTCGGCGTGAGATCGAGTTGCCGGGAAATTTCCAAAGCCCATTCCCGATGCAGCCGGACCAACGCCCTGGCTGCATTCGAGGATCCCTCATCCTTCGTCATCCGCCGTACTCCAACAATCGGGAGTGAAGGATGCGTTACGGGGATAGCCGACGCGACTTGCACAAACACACTTGACACAACAAAGCCAAATCAGATTTGGGTTGCATAAATGCACATATGTCGAGCGAAAGCGCAATGCAAAATCGCATGGAAATCCTTACGAGTGAAGCCATTGCCGAGCGTGCCACCGCGATCGGCGTGCCGATTTCGAAGCTGGCGGTAGAGGCCGGCCTTGCCGCGTCGACGTCGTCGCGCTGGCGAACCGGCGGCGGCTCGACGTTGCGGACCCTGCGCGCCGTGCAGCGCGTGCTCGAGGCGCGCGAACGGGCTTTGCTGCTTTCCCTGATCGAACTGCATCCGGATCTCGCCGAACGGAGGGCTGCATGAACGGGCTGCAGATGAGGGACGGATTTCGCGAGATCGTCTCGGGCTGGATGCTGGTCGACGACTTCGACGATCTGACCGATCGCATAGAGCGCTCGGCTCTTTGGGCGAAAGAGAACGGGCCGCTGCTGCTCGACGAGGAGGCGACCGTCAAATGCATGATCGAGACGCAAATCGCACGCGGCCTCTCGCGCGGCGACTTCGACGATTTGCGCCGTCTGATGGGCTGCAGGAGCGCGCAATCGAAAGTGCGACCTGATGGCGGCTGCTTGGCGTGTCCCGCCGTCCAGGGCGAGGCCTGCAGGCTGGCGGAGGTAATGCTGAAATGAGCGCCTGGTTCCGCCGCGCCTGCGATCGCGCGTTCAATCTCGGCCTCTCGCTCGGCGAGCTCACCCGGCGCTGCCACGGCGCCACCGATCGGCGCGATATGGTCGAGGCCGTCGTCGATATGGAAGCTGCCATGCAGACGACGCGCACGCTGCGCTGCTTCGCCGTCCAGGACGTCAGCCCGGGCGAACTCGCCGAGCGCGCGGCCAGCGGCTTCCTCGATCAGAAAAAGGCGCGCGCATGAACTGGTCGCCGGCGATGCGCGCGACCCGGCGCGAGAAACTGCAGCACCAGCAGCTGAGCCTGCTCGACCAGGATGTGTTGAACTTCGACCTTTTCGCCGGCGATCGGGAAAACGTCCGGCTGATCGAAAACCGCATGGTGGTGACAAGGAAGCCGCATGACTGCGTGCTGTGCGGCGAGGGGATCCCGGTCAAGAGCCGCGTGCGGGCGCAAAGCGAGTGTCGCGACGACAACAGGGTGATGACGTTCTACGTCTGCGAACCCTGCTGCCGCGCAATCGGCCTGTCCTTCACCGATGACGGCAAAGCGCTCGAGGCGCGCATTCAGATGAGGCGCGCGGCATGAGAACATCAATGCGCTTCGCCACGGCCGACGTCTTCACCGGCCAATACAAAGATCGGCCGACATTCATTGCCGCCATTCTCGGCCGCCTGCAGGTGGCGGCGCTGCAGGACGGCTGGATCGGAACCCAGCTCTTTGACGCCGACTGGATTGAGAAAAAGGGCGAGCCGCCGATGGCCGTGATCTCGCTGCGGCCTGGCGAGGGCGCGGCCACGGTCGCCGACGTGCGGCAATACCTCGTCGACAAGAAACGCGCCGAAAGGAAGGCTGCATGAGCGACAAACTTCCGATCATCGAACAACTGCACAACGCCGATGGCGATCGGGCGCGCGCCGACGTGCTGCTGCGCTGCCCGGATGCCGTGCTGCTGAAATTCGAAACGGTATTCCTCAACGCCTGCCGGCATTTCCCCGCCGGCGAGCTGTTCGTGCTGCAGAGGACAAACGCCATGCGCGCAGTGCGCTCGGCCGCCGGCGGTTTGCCGGGCGCGCTGGCGCTCGAGCTCGAGACGTTGCGCGCCGAACTCTCGGCCTACGCCGCCGGCGCGCCGGTGCAGAAGGAAGATCCGGAAGCCGCGAAGCTGTGGCCGCTCGACGCGCCGCAGCTCGGTCAGGCGAAAGGGCCGCCCTCGATCGACATCTGACCATTTCGTTGCGTGTTGCTTTTGCGTCCTGGGATCCGCCGGTTTTTTGCCTGGCCGGTGGCTCCCTGCGAGCCGGCTTCGCCCCAAAGGCCGGCTCGCTCCCCTTTCAGGCGCTCCAATGGGTGGGACATGCCGCGCAAAAACAAGAATGCAGAGAAGCCACGGCGAAAGCCTTATCGGGCCGATGCCACGGCCGAGCTCGAGCGGATCGAGAAGAAACGCGAGCACCTGGGCGTCACGCTGGCGGATCTCGCCAGCCGGGCCGGACTGACTGAACGAACCCTCACCAACATGCGGCGGCACAAGCGCGCCTTTCCCCGCCAGATCAGGGCGCTGACCTATGCGCTCCGGACGATCGCGCGCGAGCTCGAGGCGGAAGGCGACACGCTATGAAGCTGCAAAAGCAATTGTTTCGTCATGCGCCTGACAAAGGGGTCTTTGGCGACTGCTACCGGACTGCGGTGGCGTGCATCCTCGATCTCGAAGCAGACCAGGTGCCGCACGTGCATCGCTCGATCACCGGTCTGGAACAGGGCGAGCTCATCGACGGCTTTCTGGCGGGCCTTGGCGTCACTAGGCTGTCCATCCCTTTCTCAATCGAAGGTGTGCAAGCGGCGCTCGATAACGCGAGCCATTGGAGCAAGGGCCTACCGTACCTCTTTTCCGGGACGAGCCGGAACGGGACCGGTCATGTCGTTGTCGCGCATGGAAACAGGATCATCTGCGATCCTTCCCTGGATGACAGCGGCATCGTCGGCCCTATGGATGACGGGTTCTACTGGGTCGACTGGCTTGTTCTGTCTGCTGAAACACGAGGCGCTGCATCATGACGCGCCTGATCGAGCGCGCGGGACACATAGCGGCGATCGGCGTCAACGCCGTGGTCGAGGCCTCCGGCCTGGCGGCTGACCTGCGCCGGCCGGTGGCACTCTACCTCCTGACGGTCGGCTGCAATCTGCCAGGCGCCACCGTGGCCGCGATCGTCGGCTGCACCAAGCAGAACGTCTCAAAGCATCTGCGCCGCGTGGAGGACGCGCGCGAGGACGCGCAATTTGACCAGGCGCTCGAGCGGCTGGAACGGCAACTCTTTGGAGGAACATGATGGAAGCGATCGAACCCACGGCGGAGCAGATCGCCGAACGCGAGCGCCAGGCGATGATCAGCCAGGAAGGACAAACCCGCGAATTCCGCGACGCGATCAAGCAGGCGCTGAACACCGTCAATCTCGAGATCGCGGCGAATGGCGGACAGCCGGCCGTCGACGCGGTCATGGCGGCGCTGATGTCCCTGCAGGCGGAGTTCATCGCCATGGCGCCGCACCGCTACGCCAGGCGCATGCAGATCAAGGAGATCGAGCGGGAACTGCCGCGCCTGGTCGCGCTCCGGACCGGCTGCGCGCACTGATGCGGGAAGATCGCGGCAACAGTGGCGAGAAGATCGACGGCGTCAAATACTCGACGACGCCGCCTGTCGGCGTCGAGCTGATGCAGTTTTTCGACCGCCTGCCGCCGAACATTCGCCGCGTCATCGCTGCAGCGCCGTTCAATTATGACACGGTGAAGATCGCCCATGCGCTCGACGACGGTTTCCCGCCGCGTCGCATGGAAATCGACCTGATCCATTCGTCGCACGAATTCACCGAACGGGCCTATGAGGAACGCGGCTTCGACCCATTCGCCGCTCGAGCTCTGGCCCGACACGCCCTGGTCGATCTCAGATGAGCTCGCGGTTTCGCCTGGTGAAGGACAAGCTGCAGGGCGACATCAAGTCGGTGATCGCCGACGTGTTCGGCTCGGTCAATGCCAACCCCAAGCGCCGCAAGCGGCTGCGCTGGGCGCTGATCAATCCGTGGAGCTCGTCGAAGTCGGCGAACCTGCATGTCTATCTGACCGGCGCGCGCGCCGGCGGCTGGAAGGATTTCACGACTGGCGAGACGGGCGACATCATCGACCTGGTGGCGTTCGGCAAGGAAGGCCTGGTCAGCCCGGACAGCCGCATGCGCGTGATCGAATGGGCGGAGGACCGCTACGGGATCCGCAAGCTCGACGCGAAAACGCGCGCCATCATGGACAAGCAAGCCGCCGATCGGCGCGAGCTCGCCGAAAAAGCGGCCGTCGAAAGCCAGGCCGAGCAGCGCGAGCGGGTGCGCAAGACGTTCTATGCCTGTCAGGCGAAGATCCTGGGCACGCCGGTCGAGACGTATCTAGCGACGCGTGGCGTCGTGCTGGCCGACGTGCCTCACATCACGCCGGCGTTTCGCTTCCGGCCGGACTGCGAATACTGGCCGCTGGCGCCGACCGATGGCGAGGGCCAGCGGCTCGGTCGAGGCCCGCTCTTTCCCGCAATGGTCTCGGCGATGGTGTCGGGCGACGGCCGGCTGAACGCGCTGCACCTGACCTTCATCGATCATGATGGCATGCGCAAGGCGCCGGTGCGCGAGCTCGGCGCGCGGCAGGGCCTCGACCCGAAAGACATCAACGAAAAGCTGTTCAAGGGCGACGTCCAGGGCTTTGTCATCCGCTGCACGAACGGGCCGTCCGGGCTCTCGGCCGAGCGCGCTGCAGAGGCCGGCGTGACCGGGATCTGCGGTATCACGGAAGGCATAGAGGACGCGCTGTCGGCGGCCGTCGCGCATCCCGCCTTGCGCATGTGGTCGGCAGGATCGCTGTCGGGCCTCCTTCATATTCACGACCATCCGGCGGTCAGCGCCTGGATCGTCTTCAAAGACAACGACTGGGGCAAGCCACAGGCGGCCGCGCTGTTCGATCGCGCGGTAGCCCGGCTCCGGTCGTTCAAGAAGCCCGTAGAGGTGCTGGCGATGCCGGCAGACTGGGGCAAGGACGTCAACGACGCTCTCAACCAAGAGGACTAACGTTATGAGCAGCCTAGAAACCGGCGACGCCGCCGCTGCAGCCGTCGCGAAAACAAAGCACCGCGTTACGCTCGCCAGTATGGAGGCGAAGATCGCACATGAAGCCTTCATCAATCACGAGCTCGAGCCGACGCTGACCATCTGCCTGATGAAGCTGACCAATGGCTTCGTCCTTGTCGGCAAGAGCGCGCCGGCCGACCCGGCCAACTTCAACCAGGAGCTGGGCGAGAAGTTCGCCCGCGAAGACTGCCTCCGCCAGATGTGGCCGCTTGAGGGATACCTATTGCGCGAGCACCTGGCCGCCGCGGAGGGCGTCTGACATGGATATTCTGGAGATCAACGCGGTGAGCTTCGCCGGCCGCGTCGCGCATGTGGCGGCGGCCGAGCTCGCCGGCCTGCTGAAGTTCGGCGAGGTCAAGCCGCTCCCCACCTGGTTCACGCATGACGAGCTCGAGCAGGGCATCGACGTCACGCCGGAGATCGAGGACATGACGGCTTATGTCGCCAAGCGTAGCTGTGGCGGCGAGACGCTGTATCTGCACCGCAATGTCGGCGACTGGAATGCCGAAGATCCGGCAATCAAGATGGCCTTCGACCTTTTCGCGTCGACGGCCGGCAGCATCGTCGCGCGCATCGTCGAGGCGCAGAACTCGGCCGAGAAGGCGCTCGAGCTCGCGACCAGGCCGGCGCCGGCTGCGATCGACGTCGAGGACACGATCTACGAGAAAGAGGAAAGCCTGCACGCGCAGCGGCCGGAGGCCGTCGCGGCGCAAGAGCAGATCGCCAGCTACGACCAGGCGCAGAAGGCCGAACGGAAGGCCAAACGCGAGGCGAAGCGGCTGGCGGAGGCGGCAAAGCGCGCGACCAGGTCGTCGGGATCTGGCGCCGCCAAGCCGCCGGCGAAGCCCGCGCCTATGTCGATCGGCGAGGCGCCGGCGACACCGCCTGTGAACCGTGGCGGCCGTGGCAACCGAAAGCGCTGATCGCTTATCGCGCGCCTCGAGCCCGGACCCGAGGCGCGCGCTCCTGAAATTTTCCGGAAAATTGTCAACCGCGAGCAGCAATGACTGGCCAAAATGACGGGTTCGGCACCGGACCCGAAAAAAAATCTGCGGGCAAAAAGAAGGTGTCGGCCGTCATCGGCGCATCGGTTGGCCGGATCGAGCATGCCTTGAAGCGACAGGCCATTCGATGGCCGCTCAAGGGCATGCCCTATGAGGGCATCACGCCTGGCGCCTGGCGAGAGGAAGGCGAGCTCGACACGACAGGCTACCTGCCTGCCGATTGCCCGGTGCGGCCACTCGGCTATTCCGGCGAGGACTATTATTTCGTCGACACGTCCGGCCAGGTGTTCAACAGCGGCGACAAGGCGCTCGGCGTCGAGCGCGTCCAGAAGCTTTTCGCCGGCTGCGAGGATTTTCTCTATTGGGCTTGGCCGAGCTGGTCGGCCGGCAAGAACCGCCGCGTCACGGGCTTCAAGGCCGAGGAAGTGCGCCGGGATCTCTACGCGGCCTGCAGGACGCGCGGTCCCTGGACGCCGACCGATCGCGTGCGCGGCCGTGGCGCCTGGCTCGACAATGAGGGCCGGCTCGTCCTGCATTGCGGCGAGTATCTGTGGGTCAATGGCCGCCTCGAGGACACTGGCGAGCTCGGCGATTACTTCTACGTCCGCCGGCAGGCCTCGCTCGTGCCTTGGGCCGACCCGGTGACGTCGGACATCAACCCGGCCGTCGAGATCGTCAAGCATCTGCGGACATGGAATTTCGAGCGCGGCGACGTCGACGTGATGTTCGCCCTGGGCTGGATGGGCGTCTCGCTTATGGGCGCGGCGCTGGAATGGCGGCCGTCCGTCTTCATTGTCGGCGACAGCGGCGCCGGCAAGAGCGAGCTCTCGGGCAAGAGCGGCCTGTTTCGCGCCGCACTCGGCCGATCGATGCTGTCGACCACCAATGCCAGTGAAGCGGGCCTCTATCAGATCGTCGGCCATGACAGCCTGCCGATCTTCATCGACGAGCTCGAGGGCGACGACAATCCCGACCAGGCGCAGAAGATCGTCAAGATGGCGCGCGACGCGGCGTCGGGATCCGTGCGCATCAGGGGTGGCAGCGATCACAAGGGCGTCGAGTTCGCGGCGCAATCGACCTTCGGCTTTTCAGCCATCAATCCGCCGGGCATTCCGCCGGCCTCGATGTCGCGCATGGCTGTGCTGCAGCTCAATCCGCTCAATGCGGGCGACGGCAAGGCGCCGCGGCTGAAGGCGGCCGAGACGGTCGGGCCAAGGCTGTTGCGTCGCGTAGCGGACCACTTCGAGGACTTCCCTGACATCTATGAGGCCTATCGCACAACGCTGCGCGAGCATGGCCACAACGCTCGAGGACAGAACACGTTCGGTACGTTCCTCGCTGCAGCGCATCTGCTGCTCGGCGACGAGGGCATGGAAGCCTGTGGGCTCGAGTATGAAAATCTCGACCATTGGGGCTCGCTGCTGGCGGCTGATGCGGTGCCCGAGCTCGAGAACGTCAAGCCGACCTGGCTGGACTGCATAGAGCGGATCCTGACCAGGCCGATCGACCAGTTCAAGGGCGGCACCAGGCACACGCCGGCGCAGATCTTGGAGGACCTGCAGAACAAATCGATTTCGTTTGTCGACGCGGCCGACAGGCTTTCGTCTGCGGATCTCGGCCTGGTCGACAGCGGCGAGCTCCTGGAGGGCTATTACCTGGCCGTGCCGCACCAGAGCGACATCCTGCAGCGCATGCTCGCCGGCACGGCCTACGCGCCGATCGGCGTCTCGACCACGTCCTGGAGCTGGGCGCTGCGACGAGGACCGCGCGAGATCTTCATCATCGACAAGACGAAGAACCGCATCACCGTCGCCGGCCACCAGCGGCGCTGCACGCTCGTTCGCGCGGCCGAGCTCCGGCGCTGGCTGCACAAGCACGGATGAATTACTGCGATGGCTGGCTCGCAATACTTCAATCCTACACGTCACATTGCAAATCATCTTGCCGGCCGGCAGGCCGGCGCCGATTTCGTATCGATCGCACCAGGTGCGATTGACCCGTGGTCCGCACCCCGGACCCAGTCGCGCGCGTCATTTTCCCTGACCCTCACCCTGCAGAGATCAAGAAGGAGGCCGGTTGACGGCTCGGGCGGCCGCGTAGGCTCTCTGCATCGCGCGGTTCTTGCCTCTCCGATGGGTCCGGGGCGCTACTGGTGTCTAGCTCGTGTCTTCGAAGTGTCTAGACGCCAAGCCATTGAAAACAAAGCGCAATTCATGATTTCAGACACGTTAGACACCTTAGACACCATGGCTGCTCATATGTGCATGCGCGCGCGCGCATGTACGAGTTTCCATGTGTCTAAAGTGTCTTATGTGTCTATTTCTCTGCATGTGATTGATTTCATTGCGAAAATCAAAAGACACCGGCCTAGACACGGCCAAGACACCGGCGAAACCATTAAAATAATTGCGGTGGCGGCATGAGCGGCGATCGGGACCTGTTCGAAAGCGACGATCAGGCGCGAGAGGCGCGCGCACGGCACCAAATCGGCAATCCGTTCGCCGACGCCGGCGCGCAGGCGCAGCGGCGCGGGCGCGGTCGGCCGAGCGGCGCGCTCAACCTGAAGACCAAGGATTTCGAGCGCTACTACTCGGCCATGGGCTACCGGGATCCGCTCAAGGCCATGGCCGAGTGGCTGACGGCCGACGCGGTGGCGCTGCAGGCTTGGTTCGAAGAGCACGAGCAGACGAGGGTGGCGATCGGCAAGGGCACGGCGCAGGCGGTTCCCTCGCTGCTCGAGATCATCAAGGAACAGCACGCCGTCGCTGTCGCCCTGGCGCCCTACCTGCACGGCAAGAAGCCCGTCCAGGTCGAGATCATCGACGAGCGCCTGCCGACGCTGATCGTCGATCTCGGCACCAACCAGCTGGCCGACGCGCGCCGGCTGGCCGAGCAGCGGGCGCTCTCGGTCGGCTCTCCGATCGAAGGCGACGCCGAGCGCGCCTGGCAGGGCGACACCAAGGAAAACAACGACTTAGCGGAGGGCGAATGACAACGGCTCACGGGCAAACGGCTCACGACGCGGCCAAGCCATTGCAATTGCTGGCGTTTCGGGTGCTGCGCCCGCTGATCGAAAATCAGCGGGGCAGGGAGGGGTCCCCCTCGTTTGGCAGGATCGACCTGGCCTCGACCAGGGCGGCAGCTGCAGCCCTGCCTGCCGCCGGCGGCACTGCAACCCTGGCGCGCGGCGCGGGCCTCCCCCGAAAGGGGGGTCGACCCCCCATACAGGGGCAGGCGTTCTCACACCGTCTGCCGTTTTTGCATCTGCCGGAGGCCGGCGGTGGTGAGGGAGAAAATTGGGCGCGGGTCGACGCGGTGCTGCGGGGCGCGGGTCCGGGGTATGGGGACTGCGCGTGATGGATGCTGCAGCGCAGGATTTTGACACGTCAAAATTGACACCAGATGAGGCGTTGGCGGAGCTCTATCGCCGCCTGACGGTGCGGGGCGCGCCGGCGCCGGGCAGCTTCACCAGTCTGTCGACCGACCAACGTCGGGAATACATGCGGGTCGCCCAGCAGCGAAGCCGGGCCAGGGCGCGGGCGGCGGCCGGGGCCGGCGCGATCGAGGCGAATTCCGCCAACGTTCGCGACGCGCTGGCCGACGCGGCCCTGATGATCCTCGCCACCGACGCGCCAGGCGCCGACCTGGTGCGCGAGATCCTTGCGAAAGTGTTTCGGGAGCGGCCCGGCGTACCGATGCTCGTCGAGCAGCGGGCCAAGGTCGGGAAGATGCGGCCCAAGTTGGTGGTGCTGTCGTGAGTGAGCACATTTCCGACATCGTCAGCCGGGACGATCTGACCATCCTGGCGGAGGAAGAGGTTCGCAAGCTCGTCGCCAAGTATGAGCTCGCCGAGCACTTCGATCCCTACCGATACGTTCCGCCTGGCCCGGTGGCGCAGGCCTTCATCCTGTCGACGGCACTGACCAAGGTCATCATGGGGCCGCTCGGTGGCGGCAAAACCACGACCTGTGCATTCGCGCGGATCTATGCCGCGACGCTGGCGCCGGTGGCGTGGCATCCGGAAGACGGCAAGCCGACGCGCATGTGCCGCTGGATCGTGCTGCGCGACACCTTCCGCTCGGCTGAAAAGACCGTTTTGGAAAGCTGGAAACAGTGGTTCCCGAAGGGCTATCCGGGATCGACCTGGACGGGCGGAAACGATCGCCCGGTGACGCATGTGCTGCGCTTCGTCGGCGCCGACGGCGTCCGGATCGAGGCGATCACGGAATTCGCCGGCCTTGGCGAGGCCTCGATCGAGACGCTGATGAAGGGCCGCGAATATTCCGGCGCTTGGCCAAACGAGCTCGACACGCATGCACCTGGTGCTCTCGACGATCTCGAGCAGCGCGTCGGCCGCTATCCGAAGTCCGATATCCTGCTGACGCAAGCCGAGCTCGCCACGCTGGCGCGGGAAAAGGGCAAGGTGTCGATCGCGTCCGGGCCGCGCATGCGCTTCGTCATTGGCGACATGAACGCGCCGACAATCGACAACTGGACCTACAAGGCCTTTGTCACCAACAAGAAGCCCGACCGCCTGCTGTTCCGCCAGCCGTCCGGCCGATCGGTCGACGCCGAAAACCGCTTCAACCTGGAAGCGGACTACTACGACCGCATCATCCGCAACCAGGAAGAACATTTCGTCAAGCGCATGGTCGACAACGAGTTCGGCTATTCGCGATCCGGCAAGCCGGTTTTGAGCAGCTTCTCCTACTTCAAGCACGTTGCCGGCGGCCGCCTGATCTGGCGGCCGGAACTGGATCTCTACATCGGCGTCGATGCGTCGACATCGGGCCTGTCGCCCGCGGCGATTTTCGCCCAGGCGTGGACGCCGCGCATCGCCTTCCTGGATGAATTCTATCTCGGCCACGGTGTCGGCACGGCGCGCTTTGGCGAGGGCCTGAAAATGAAGATCGACAGCGAATATCCGGACGCGCGGATCAAGGTCTATGTCGACCCTGCAGCGCAATACGGTGCCGACAAGGAAGGCGGCCAGCTGGCGGCGCTCGAGCTGCTGTCGGTCATCCTCGGCCTGCCGGTGATGGTTCCGGCCAACGGCTCGAACGAGCTCGGCATGCGCATCGATGCGATCAATTCGGAGCTGCGCGGCTACCTCGAGCCGCACTCGCATCTGATCGTCTGCCCGGAAAAATGTCCGCTTTGGCTCGAGGGCGCGGCAGGCAAGTACCGTTTCCGCAAGAAGCCGGAGAACTCGGGCAACGAGTATGACGACACGCCCGAAAAGCTGCATCCGTGGTCCGATCTGCAGGACGCCGGGCAGTATGTGACGCTTGGCATTCGCGGCCGCGCTGCAGCAATCCGTGGTGCGGCCACCGGACGCGGCCAGGGCGAGCGCGCCGCCGGCGGGCAAAGGTGGGGCTCGCAAGTCGCTGGCGGCGATCGGCGGCCGGTGCCGAAAGAGCGGGGCGGGTTCAATCCGCACAAGTTCTGACCATGCCGATCACCATCACGTCGCCCGCAACCCTGTTCGAAATGGCTGAGCTCTCGGGCGCGAGCTCGCGGCTAATGTGGGCGGTGGCGCGCGAAATGTGGGCGAAGGGCAGCACGTGGGCAGTGCGTGACGGCGACGAGCTGATCGGCCTCGTCGGAATCTATCCGCTGACGCCGGACTGCGGCGAGGCGTGGTTCAACGTCCAGCCGGGGGCTGCCAGGCACATGCTCGCCATGTGCAAGGCGATCAAGTTGACGATACGGGCGACCGGATACCGTGAAATCGTGGCGGTCTGCACCTCCGATGTGGGGAAACGGATCGCGGCTGCAGTCGGCATGACGTTTTTCGAAGCAACGCAAACAGGAGAAGTCTGGTCATGGCAACCCTTTTCGGCGGAAACAAGGGAAGCGATATCGCCAAGCAACAGCTCGAGGCGCAGCAGCGGCGAAGCCTCGCCGATCTAGCCAAGCAGCAAGGCGAGATCGACCAGGCGGCGGCGAGCCCGGCCGGAGGCACCCGCAAGCAGGGTCGCGGGCTGCTGACCTTCCTGTCGGGCGCCGGCCAGGACACGTTCGGCTGACATGTACGAGACGAAACGCCTGAAGGAGCGGCGCAACGCCGCCAAGCGCGAGCACGACACCTTTCAGCCGCTCGTCGACGAGGCGTTTCAATACGCCATCCCGTACCGCAAATCGACGCGCGATACCGGTGCCGGTGAAAAGCGCGTCGACCAGGTCTTCGATCAGACGGCGATCGACAGCGCGTTCCGCTTTGCCGGCAAGCTGCAGCAAGATCTCTGGCCCAGTGGCCAGCAGAATTTCGAGCTCGAGCCCGGGCCGATCATTCTCGACCAGGAACAGCGCGAGAGCATGAAGGCCGAGCTCGAGCCGATCTCGAAGGTGCTCGCCGCCTTCGACGATGATGGCGACTGGGACATGGCGTTCCACGAAATGGCGCTTGAGCTCTCGGCCGGCACCGGTGCCATGCTGATGAATTCGACTGATGATCCCGATCTGCTATGGGAGCCGATTTCGGTGTCGGTAGACGAGCTCATTCTCGAGAAGGGCCGAAACAACAAGATCTCCGGCATCTTCTGGACACAAAAGATGTGCCTGCGCGTGCTTTGGGACACGTGGCCGGAAGGCAAGTTCGGTCTCGAGCTGACAGAGAGGTACCGGACCAAGCCCGAGGAAGAGATCGACGTCAACTGCGACACCGTCTGGGACAAGCAGAAACGCCGCTGGGTGATGCTGATCTGGTGCGAAAAGCAGGAAACGATCATCTACACGTCAATGTCGCGCACCTGTCCCTGGCTGACGCCGCGCTACATGCGCGTGCCGGGCGAAACCAAGGGTCGCGGCCTGGTCATGCTTGCCATGCCGACCATCAAGACAGCCAACACCGCAAAGCGATTGATGCTGCAGGCGGGCGCGATCGCGATGCTCGGCATCTACACGGCCGTCGACGACGGCGTGTTCAATCCAGACCTGTCGCCGCTCGAGCCCGGCGTATTCTGGAAGGTCGCGCGCAACGGCGGCACGCTCGGACCTTCCGTTTCCCGCTTCCCGGATCCGCGCCTCGACCTGGCCGGCCTGGTCGTGAAGGACATGCAGTCCGAGATCAAGGCGACGATGATGGATCAGACGCTGCCGCCGGACAGCGCGGCGGTGAAATCGGCGACCGAGATCCTTGAGCGCGTCAAGCGGCTTGCCGCCGACCATATCGGCGCGTTCGGCCGCCTGGTGAAGGAAATCGTGGTTCCGTCCGTGCGGCGGCGTATGGAGCTCGCCTACAACAAGGGCCTGATCCGGAGCGAGATCCCGATCGACCAGCTGCTGGTGCGCGTCAAGGTGAAGTCGCCGCTGGCCTTGGCCCGTGAGGCGGAGCGCATCGGCAAGATCGTCCAATGGCTGGAAATGGTCATCGCCATCCTGACGTCGGCCGGCGCGCCGCAAGGCGTCAACCGCATCGCCAAGCTCGAGCTGCTGCTGACTGATATCGCCGGCGACATGGGCGTGCCGTCGAAATACGTCGTGACGACGGATGAGCGGAAGCAAATGGACGAGGCCGCGCAACAGCAACAGGCCCTGCTGGCGGCGGCCGCTGCAGCGACAGGCGCCGCAGGTGGGATGCCGACAGCATGAGAGACAGAAACGTCCAGGACATGGTCGCCGGCGCGGCGCGCAGCGGCTGGGAATGGTTCGAAGGCGCGGACGAGAAGATCCGTGAGCGCCTGGACGTTCGCCAGGCCCTCGAGGGGGAAGACGGCATGGCCGTCGCGCGGGCCTGGGCGGACTTCGCCGCGACACCGGGCGGACAGAAAGCGTTGCTGGCCATGGCCAAGGCCACGCTCGACCGAACCGTGTTCTTCGTCAATCTCGGCCTCGACCCCATGTCGATGGCCGTTTTCGGCGCGTTCCGTGAGGGTCAGAACGCGCTCGCGCATGAAATATTTCGCCAGATAGCCAAAGGCCAAGGCGAAACCCTCCTTCCGAGAGACGTGACTTAACCGGAGAACGTGACATGTGGAAACTTTTGGACAAGTACCTGCCGCTGCGCGCGCCTGAAGGCGGCGGCGGTGGCGGCGGTGATGGTGCCGGCGGCGGTGGCGGGGGTGGTGGCTGGGCGCCGCCGGCGGGCCTGCCCGACGAGTTCAAGGGCGCGTCGGCTGACGAGACTTTGGGCAAGCTCCTGGGTGGCTACAACGACGTCAACACCCGTTTCGGCGGCCTGCGCGACAAATTGGCCACCATGCCGAAGGCGCCGGACAAGCCGGACGGCTATGTCTATGAGCCGAGCGACAAGCTGCGGCCGTATTTCGGCGACCTGAAAACCAATCCTGTTTTCGACCAGGCGCGGCAGGCCTTCCACAAGCACGGCATCCCGGCGCAGGCTTTCGCCGGTGTGATCGAGGACCTGTACGGGCCGCTGGCTGAAAAGGGACTGCTCGGCGAGGTTTTCGATCCGAAAGTGGAATTGAAGACGTTCGCGACCGAGCTCGGCCTCGACGCGGCTGGCGCCACCAAGGCGCTGACCGAAACCGACGCCTTCGCTAAGGGCCTTTTGACCCAGCTGAAGGACATCCCGGAAAAGCTCAAGCCGAAGGTCGAGGCGGCGATGCTCGGCCTGACCGACACGGCGGAGGGCAATGTTCTGCTTCGCGCGCTGGCCGGCCGCCTGGCCGAGAACGGCATCCGCATCGGTGGCGATGGCAACGCCGCCGGCGCGCTGACCGTCGAGGATCTGAAAAAGCTCGACAACGACCCGCGCATCGATCCGGCAAACCGCAACCATACGGACCCTGCCAAGCGCTTCGACGAGGACCTGCGCAAGAAGTACGACGAGGCCTATCAGCGCCTTGCCCCGGCCAACAAGACGGCCTGGTAAAAGTTGACCGCATCGCCGCCCGATTAGGCTTCTCTTGCACTTTCGGGCGGACCTGCGCCGCCGGTGGCCTCTCCGCCTCCTTGCAAGGATCAAAGGCGGACCTGCCGGCGCGTTCGCGGCCTCTCCACCCCGGTGTTTCCCTTTAACATCGGAGTTTCCCAAATGACCGTGAATGCACCCACCTGGTTCCCGACCCAGTACGCGAACCGGGCCATGCACATCTATCAGAACAAGGGCAATCGCCTTCGCCCGATGGTGACGGCCGCAACCCGCATCGAAGGCGCCGAAAAGGCCGTCTTCTGGCTCGCAGGCAAGACCGTCGCGCGCAAAAAGACCGCCGCCAACCAGCGCAACGTTCCCGGCGGCGCTGATCGCAAGAAATTCGAAGTTCCGCTCGCTACTTGGGTGGCCTTCGACACCGTCGAGGAATTCAACCTCGACCGCATGTCGGTGGACGAAAAGGAAATCGTCTACCAGTCGGGCGCCATGGCGCTTGGTCGCGCCACCGATATCGAGGTCTACACCGTCATGAAGACGGCCAAGCCGGCCGCCGACGCTGGTCTCGATTTCTCGGCCGGTGCCTTCAGCGCCGCCAATGCCCTCACGCTCTGCAAGGCGCTGCAGGACGACAAGGTGCCGTGGGACGGCCAGGTCTATTGCGGCCTGCCTTCACTGCAGTGGAACCAGTTCCTTGGCAACAAGGTGGTGAACTCGGCCGACCACGTGAAGGACCTGCCGTTCACCCAGGCGACCGACACCCGCTTCTGGAACGGCGTCAACTGGTTCCTGCAGGTCGAGGAAGATCCGGAAGACTTCTACCGGGTGCCCGGCGCCAACAAGCAGGATCTGATGATCTGGCACAAGTCGGCGCTCGGCTGGGGCAACCATACCGATCTTCGCGTGATCCCGCAGTGGGACAACTACGAAGACTGGTGGACCATCAACATGCAGGCCAAGGGCTGCGCCACCACGATGCAGGAAGGCAAGGGCATCAAGTGCTTCACCACCAGCTCGAACAGCGCGATCGCCATCGTCTGATCTGACTGACCGCGCCCGGCGGAGGCTCTGCCGGGCGCTCGTTCCCAAAACCGCAACGGAGATCCCGGACCATGGCTTTCAACGCCAAAGGCTTCAAGACCCTCACCCACATTGGCACGCCCGATGTGAACGGCGCTGCAGGCACCAATGTCTGCCTGCATGCCTACGTCACCAACGACGACACGGCCGCTGTCATCACCGCGGGCTACTTCAACAGCATCGCGACCCGGCTGAAGAAGGGCGACATCATCATGATGTCGCTCGACAATGACGGCGCGCCGATGCTGCGCAACTACCTCGTCACCGCCGTCGCTGCAGGCGTCGTCACGATCGCGGCGCAGAACGTCGCCTGACGTTTCGCGCTTCGTCGCCAGCTCCGGCGCGTCACGTCGCCGGGGCTGGTTTTTGGTCACTGTAGGAGCCGATCATGCCGTTGCTGCAGCCTCTCGATATCGTCAACGCCGCCTGCGCCATCATTGGCGAGGATCCGCTCGAGGATTTCGACGGCGAGGCCGGGGGCGCCGCGATCTCGATCTATGAGGACGTCGTCGGTTTCAACTGCGGCGTCTATCAGTTTTCGTTCTGCCGATCGGTCCGCCAGCTTTCCCGCGTCAGCGACGCCGTGCCGCTGTCCGGCTGGACCTATGTGTTCGATCTGCCTCCCGAGCGCATCGGGCCGCCCATCTACGTCACGGACGACATCACCAGTCCCGATCGGCGCTTCAATCGCTACAGCCTGGTCGACGCCACGGTGCACGCGAGCTGCGAGCCGCTGTTCGCGATGATCAAGATCATCCCTGCGCCGCACCTTTGGAGCGCCACGTTCAAATCCTGCACGATCAGCGCGGTCGCCGCCAGGCTCGCCTTCTCGCTGGCCTCCGATCGCCAGACGCTGGAGACGCTGACGCAAGTCGCCTACGGCAGCTCCGTCGATAATTTCCGTGGCGGACAGATGCGCGCCGCCATCAACGAGGATGCCCAGGCGACGCCGCCGCGCAAGCCCGACTGGTCGAACAACCCCTTCGAACGCGCGTGGAAGAGCTGACATGGTCGCACGCCCTGGCAGGATGCAATCGGCGAGCACCGCCGGCGAGCTCGACCCTTCACTTCACGATCGCTGGGAGCTGAAATACTTCGGCACCGGCTCGAGGCGGATGGAAAACGTCCAGGTCATCCCGCAAGGCGGCTTCAAGGTCCGGGACGGAATGCGCGATGTCGGCGCCGTCGACGCTGCAGCGACGCGGCTCTTTCCCTTCGACGCTTCCGATGGATCGTCTTACGACCTGGTGTTCAAGCCGCTTGGCTGCGCCATGTGGGGTGAAACGGCCGAGCTCGACACAGTCGTGACGGGGCTGACGGCCGATATGCTAGCAACGTTCACCGTTGCGCAGCAGCTCGACACGATGCTGCTTTTCCACACTGAGTTGAAGCCGCAGCGCATCAAGATCCTGGCGCCGAACAATTGGGCGGTCGACGACGTGCCGTTCGTCGGGATCCCGACCTATGACTATGGCGGCGTCTACACCAACGGCGTCTCGGCCGTCTGGGAAGTCGAGTTCGCAGGCTTGGACCCGGCCTCGTCCTTTTTCGTGCTGACGGTGTCGAACCAGGACACCCTGTCGATCGACTACACGAACGACATGCTGGTGATGGCAGGGCGCGTTGAAACCGCCGTGCTCGACCTTCCCAATGTCGCACCTGGTGTAACCTGCGTTTCCTCGAGCGGCGGCACCGGCGGCACCAAGGTCAAGATCACCTTCGACGGCGTGGGCAACGAAGGCGACGGCTGGGCCGTGACGGGCCGCGTGATCAACAAGGCCGACGCGGCTATCCTGTCATTCAAAGTGACACCTGGCGTCGAGCCTGGGGAGGATCTGATATCGGCCACGAAGGGCTGGCCACATTGCGGCGCCTTCTACAGCCAGCGGCTTCTGATCGGCGGTTTCAAATCGCTGCCGAATGCATGGATGTTCTCGAAGGTCGGCGACTATTTCAACTACGACAAGCGCTTCGTCGAGGCCAATGGGCCGACCTTGATCCCCATGGACGTCGCCGGCGGCGAACGGATCGAGCGCATCGTTCCGAACCGCAACCTGCTGATCTTCACGACCCAGGCGGAATACTGGCTGGCCGAACGGGCGCTTTCGAAGACGACGGCGCCGAACCACGTCCAATCATCGCGCCACGGCGCGCGCCGTGGCGTGCCGATCGTCGAGAGCGAAGGCGCCGCGCTGTTCCTGCATTCCGACGGCGATGTGCTCGGCGAGAACCGCTACACCGATGTCGAGGGCAATTTCGTCGCCACCGATATTTCGCTGCTGGCGCCGCACCTGGTCAATCACGGCAAGGATCTTGCTATTCGCCGCGCCACCAACTCGACCAGCGGAAACCTGCTCGGGATGATCCTCGACAGTGGTGACGCCAGGCTGGTCACCATCCTGCGCGAACAGGAGGTCACCGCCTTCACGCGCATGACGACGGCCGGCACGCCGATCGCCGTCTCGGTCAACGGCCGCAACGAAATGAGCTGGCTTGTCGACCGGCCGGACGCGCGCCGCCTCGAGCGCTTCGAAAATGGCTTGCTGCTCGATGCCGCGATCTCGTTCACCTACGGCGTGCCGACGACGGTAATCGGCGGCCTGGCGCGCTTCAACGGGCGCGATGTCTGGGCAATCGGCGACGACGACGTGTTCGGGCCGTTCCATGTCGCCGGCGGTTCGCTCACCTTGCCGGTCGCCGTCATGGCGGTGACTGTAGGCACCTGGTCGCCGCCAGTAGTGCAGACGTTGCCGCTGCCGCGCACTGTCGGGCCGAACATTGTCTTGAAGCGGAGAGCGCGGATCCATTCCGTTATCCTGTCCGTGCTCGACACGACGTCGGTCGCCATCGGCGTCAACGGCAAGGCGCCTGTCGACATCGATTTGCTCCGATACGGCGCAGTGGCGGACGTGCCCGAGCTGCAGGCGCCGTTCACCGGCGATCTCAAAATTCGCGGCCTCACCGGTTACCAGGACGATCCGTATGTCACCATCACACAAACGCGGCCTGGCCGGATGACGGTTCGGTCGATCACCATCGAAGCGTCGCTCTAGGGGAGGCCAGACATGCAGGCGGCATTTGCGGCGATTGCCTCAATCTTCGGCGGTGGCGGCGCTGCAGCGACCGGCGCGGCCGCCACCGGGGGCGCGACAGCGGCCGGCTTGAGTGGCGCGCAAACCCTCGTCTCGGTCCTTTCGGCGATCGGCACGCTCGGCGCCGGCTTTGCCAGCGCCCAGGCCTCCAAGGACCAGGCCAACGCGGTCGAGCTGCAGGCGGGGCAGGACAAGGTCCAGGACACGCAGCGCCAGACGCAAATGAAGCGCACGTTGCTTCAGGTGTTGGGCGACAACGACGTGACGTTCGCGTCCGCCGGCATCGATATTTCCGGCGGCATCGCCCAGGACGCCAGGCAGACGGCCAGCAAGCGCGCGGCCGACGAGCTTACGATCGACAGGCGCGACAGCGATTTCCGGATGGCCCTGGCGAAGATGCGAGCACAGGGCTACCGCCGCCAGGCGAGCTCGACGATCGGCGGAGCTTTGCTCGGCGCCGCCGGCGGCATGCTCAACAGCTATATCGACGGTCAGGTTCGTGGCCTACCGGACGCCGCGTAATTAGGGGAATTCGCGATGGCTAATCGGCAACCTCGAAATCCAGGTGAGCTCCGTCAATTCGACCAGTATGCGAAGATCGGCGACGCGCAATCTTACGCGGTCGACACGGGCGACGCCTGGCGCGCATTGAGCTCGGTCGCCGGCAAGCTTTCCGACCGTCTCGGCAAGATGGCCGATGACGCTGCAGCGCGTGAAGGTGCGATGGCCGGTCTCGCGGCCGGCGCTTCGTCCGGTGCGGCCTATCTGCAAATGCAGGCATCGCAGTCAGCCGCTGCAGGCAAGGCCGGCCAGCTTTCCGGCGATGCGGATAGCATCGTCACCCAGGCCGCCGCCCGCCACGGGGTAAGCGCCGCCTATCTGAAACGCGTCGCGATGATCGAAAGCAGTGGCAACGCCAATGCCGTGTCGCCGACAGGCGCGAAAGGGCCGTTTCAGTTCGTCGGCGGGACGGCTCGGCGCTATGGCCTCGCCAATCCGTTCGATTGGGGACAATCTGCGGATGCGGCCGCGCGCCTGACGGCTGACAACGCCGCCTATCTGCGGCGTGTTCTTGGCCGTGAGCCGAGCTCAGGCGAGCTCTATCTTGCGCATCAGCAAGGCGCCGGAGGCGCGGCCAAGCTGCTCGCTGATCCCAAGCAATTGGCGGCAACGGCGGTCGGCGCCCGCGCCGTGGCCGTGAACGGGGGAAAGGCCGGCATGCAGGCGGGTGAGTTCGCCGGCATGTGGACGCGCAAGTTCGCCGACATCGACGGCCAGCCCGCCACTGTTCCTGCAGGCCCGGCGCCGGCCGCGCCGCCGAAAGGCCTCGTCCAGGCTGGAAATATCGATCTGGGCAACCGTCCGGTCGTTAAGAACGAAGATGGTTCTATCAGCACCGTGCGGTCGATGTCGTTCGAGCAAGACGGTAAAGAGATCCTAATCCCCACCGTTTCGCCCGATGGCAAGCTGTTGAGCGACGAGGACGCGATCAAGCTCTATCGCCGCTCCGGCCAGCATCTGGGCATCTTCGACAGCGCCAAGAGCGCCACTGCCTACGCGAAGGACCTGCACGAGAGCCAGGCCGCCTACTATGGCGGACCGCAATCGGCGAACCGTCCTGTCGTTCCCGTCCTGCAGACGACGCCGCTGGCGCTGCAGCGTAGCGACACGATCTATGGCGACGCGTACAACCGCGCCGCCTCGAGCGCCTATGGTTGGCGCATGCAGACCGGCCTCGAGACGCAAATGCAGGCGGCTTATGAGGCAAACCAGGACAACCCCTCCGGCTTGGCCGACGCGCTCACCAAGGTTCACACCGAATTCGCCAAGGATGCGAACCTTGGAGATCCGCTGTTGGCGGAGGCCTTCGACAAGCGCTTTGCCGAGCGTAGCCAGGCCTTCATGCTCGACGCCCAGAACAAGGCGGCGGCGAAGATGCGGGAGACAGAGCAGGCCGCTGCGTTTGAGGGTATCGCCGCGCAGCGGCAAGGTGTCGAGCGGCAGGCGATCGCGCTCGGAGCCAACCCAAAGGGCGACGCTATCATGCAGCGTGAGGTCGAGCGCGCCGGTCGTTCGATCGACGGCGCTCTGGCGAACGGCTCGCTGACGCCGCTGCAGGCAGCAAAGGCCAAGGCCGACTTGGCGGAGACGGCGGCGACCGGCCGCGTGCGCGGCGTTTACGAAGCCCTCGACACGCCGGAGAAGAAAGAGCAGTTCGCGACCGGCCTGCTGGACGAATGGACGGCCGGCAAGGGGCCGCTCGCCAAGCTGCCGTACGACACCGTCAAGAGCCTGTCGTCGACGCTGTGGAATGAGGCCCGCGCCGAGATTAACCGCCAGACGGCCGCTCAGAAGGTGGAGGCCGCGCGGACGGAAGACCTGGTTAAGGATGACATTGCCAGCGTCGCGGCCACCGGCAAGGGGCTCGATCCGAAAGACAGCGGCTTGTCGCCCGACAAGGTCGCGAGCCTGCTCGGCCCGGAAAAGTTCGACGCCTGGCGCGCCGACCGCGCGCAGGCCGAGAAGACATGGCAGGCGACGGCCGGCCTGGATACGGCGACGCCGGCCGAGATCTCGCAACGGCTGGACGCCTTGACGCCAAAAGCCGGCGCGCCTGGCTTTGCCGGTGACGCCAAGGTGTTCGATGCCGCGTCGAAAAAGGCCGCTGCGGTGCTGAAGGCGCGCGCGGATGATCCGGCGGCCGCCGTGGAAAACGCCTTCCCTGAAGTCAAGGCGATGGCCGACCAGGCTAACCCGCAAGATCCGGACAGCATGCAGGCCCTCGTTTCCGCTCGCCTGCAGGCGCAGAAGGCGCTTGGGGTCGACGAGCTCGGCCAGTCGCCGCTGACCAACCAGGAAGCGCGGGCGCTGGCGCGGGCCGTCACGGCGCAGCCGGATCCGGCGCTGCAGTCGAAGGCCATGAGCCAGCTGGTCGACCAGGTGCAGGCGACCTATGGGCCGCATGCCGACGCGGTGCTGAAGCAGATCCTGCAGGTGCAGGGCATCGACAAGGAAATGGCGGGTTTCGGCGCCGGCCTGTTCGCGCGGCTCAACCGCGGCAACAAGCCGTCGATCGGCGACAAGCGCCAGGGCGGCGTGATGTCCGAAACCGACGCGGCGGCGCAGGCGGGAACGGCAAAGGGGTCGGATGCCTGGCCCGTTCCGAACTACAAGCAAATGCAGATGCTGAGCGCCAATCCCGACCTGGCGCCGCAATACGATCAGAAATTCGGCCCTGGCGCCTCCAAGCTGGTGCTCGGCAAGCCGCAGACCATGAAGTTCAAAGTGCCGGGCGGCACCGAAACGCTCGAGCCCGATGGCAGCGAAGGGTTTACTCCAGATGGCGGACAATAATCCCTTCGACGCGCTCGACAGTTTCGATGACGGTCCCGATCAGGTGCTGCAGCCGGCGCCTCCTCCGGGCCTTGTCGAGCGCTTTAAGCTGAATTTCGAGGGCGGCCAGCGATACAACACGATCCTTGGCGCCATTAACGACGCGCAGACAGAACGGAACCGCCGCGATCGGGCGCGCTTCGATGCGGAATATGAAAGCTTTCCGCAATGGAGCGGCTTCCTCGAGGGCTCATCAGCGCTCGCCGGCTCGGTCGCGGGCACAGCCGCCAGCCCGGAAAATTTCATCCCGATTGGCCTGGGCGAAAAGGTCCTGGTCGGCACCAAGGCGGCCGTTACGGGCCTTTGGGCGAAGATCTTCTCCGGCGCCATAGACAGCGCGGCCGCCAACGCCGTGTCGGACGCGGCAATCCAGGGTGTCGAGCTCGGCGCTGGCAATCGCGACAGCTTCGATCCCTGGCGCTATGCCAGCGGCGTTCTACTCGGCTTCGGTATCGGCGGCCTGGGCGGCTCGATCTCGCACGGGCTCGAGGTGCGATCGAAGGGCAAGGCGACCACGGAGCTATTCGACGCTGCAGCAAAGGAAAAAGCGGCGTCGCAGCCTGGCGCCAATCCTTTCGATGGCCTGGACGACGCGCCGCCGGCTCCGGCCAGCGAACCGGGCAAGATCGTCACCGGCAAAGAGGCACAGGCGGCGTCAGCCCCGCCAGTTCCTGAAAAGCCGGAACAGGGACCCGCGCCAAAATCCAAGAAATCCAAGGCACCGGCCGCTGCCCAGGCCGCGCCTGTGACTGAAAGGCCCGAAGCTGCAACGCTCGGCGACGATCTGTCGGCAAAGGCCGGCGAGGCGAGAGACGTGCCGCCGGCGCCGCCGCCCGCCGCTGCAGCGACGCCCGACGAGATCCTGTCCGGCGCCGGTCACGATCTCAAAAAGGTCGAGGCCGCCGGGCACAATGTCGACGAGGTGATGGCGTCGGCCTCGAGCGAGAACGTCGGCCGCGCGGTCCAGGTGCAGGAAATCGCCTCCCTGCAAGACCGCGTGACCGAGCTCGAGCAGCTGCAGCCGCTGCAGAACGGCTACGGCCCCGGGTTGCTGCGCAACGACAAGGCCGCGCCGGACGAAATGGTCTATGAGCTCGGCATGGGCGCGATGACGAAGCCCGAGCTCGACGCCGAACTTGCCAAGACGAAAGACCGGCTGACTGCGCTCGAGGGCGGCCTCGCGAAAGGGGAGGTCGATCAGCGCATCGCGGCAAGCGTCGAGCTCGGCCGCGCCGGCCAGGCAAAGCGCCAGGCCAGCCATGAGAAGGATCTGGCGGAGGTCAATTCCTTCATGGCAACGCCGGTGCAGACCGGCGCCTTGCGCGGCCAGCTGCAGCGGCCGGCGGGTGGCTCTGCCGCGACGTCGAAGGCCGTCACCAACATCGCCCGCGTTCGCGAGACGGCTGAGGCCTTGGCCGTCGCCCTGGACGTCGCCGCGACCAGGCAGGGCCGCCTGCCGCGCGCCAAGGGCGGCAAGGTGCTCGGCGTCTTCAAGTCGCCGAGCGGCGTCGTGCGAGTAAAGTCGCTCGACGATTTCGACGTGCTCACACACGAATACGGCCACCATGTCGAGAAGAACATTCCCGGCATGACGGCGCTGATGAAGGCGCACGCGGTCGAGCTCCGCAAGCTCGACTACGATCCCGCCGCCGGCCGCCCCACTGAGGGCTTTGCCGAGTTCTTCCGGCTCTGGCTGACCAATCGGCCCTTTGCGCAAAAGGAAGCGCCTGGCTTTGCCAAATCCTTCGAGGCCCTGCTCGCCACGCATCCGGAGATCTCGGGCGCGATCGATAAGGCGTCGAAAGCCTGGTCGGACTTCCTGTCGGCGCCGTCGACGGCGGCCGTCGCCTCGACCATCGTTTCCGCCAAGCGCAAGGGCTGGGTCGGAAAGACCAGTGGCGAGCTGAAGAAACACGGTGTCGCCGGCACCATTCATGATGTGCTGCAGCGGATCTACACCTTCGCCTTTGACGATCTCAACCCGCTGGCCAGAGCGGTGAAAGAGCTGCAGGCGGTGCATATCGCCAACAAGGGGAAGCCGCTGGACATCAACGTCTCGAGCGATGCCTACAAACTGGCGCGCATGTCGCGCGGCGCCTACTCGGCCGGGCACATGGATGTGATGTATGGCGTTGCGCCGTATCGCGGAACGCATCCGGAGAGCCCAAGCCTGCGCGACGCGATAGTCGAGGCGACCGGCAAGCCGAACGCGCTGTCGGGCTGGGATGCCGACAAGGTCCGCGATTTCGGCTCATACCTCTGGTCGCGGCGCGCGCTCGCCGAATGGGAGCGGTTCCGCGCCGGCGAGATCCCGAACCCGCCGGACAAGCTAACCCATGGCGATCACCTGCAGAACGTCGCCGAGCTCGCCAAGGCCAATCCGGCGTTTGTCAGCGCGGCCGACAAAGTGCATGAGTTCGGTCACGCGCTCTGGAAAAAGAAGTTCGACGCCGGCCTCATCGACCAGGTCACCTATGAGGAAGGCCTGAAGATCGTCGACTATGTGCCCGGCCTGCGCGACTTCTCGTCGGACACCGACGCCAAAGTGCCGGGCGGTCCCTCGAGGGGCAAGACAGCGAAGGGCGGCTTTGCCAGCCGCTTCCGTGGCTCGAAACGCGACGTCATTAACCCGCTCGAGAGCATGGCGGCCGACGCCTACGAAACGGCGATGGCGATCGCGCGGAACGACGTCGTCAAGGCTCTCGATCGACTGGCGTTGACGGCCGGCCAGGGCGCCGGCGCGATCGCCGAGCGGATCCCGGCCAAGGAAATGAAGGCGACGATGGTCGACCCGCTCGAGGCGGTCGAGACGGCCGCGCGCAATGCCGGTCTGGCGAAGCCCGACATCATGATGCTGCGCGACAGCGTCGAGAGCGCGATCGGCGACGAGAAGGCCGCGATCTTCCGGCCGGCGATCATCAACGAAAAGGGCGAGCCGATCGTGTTCTTTCGCGACGGCGGCAAGCTGCAGGCGCTGCGCCTGGCGGACGGCAAGTTCGGCAAGGCGATGTACGGCACGCTCGCGGCGATGTCGCAGCACGAGCGCAATTTCTGGCTCGAGCTCGTCGCGGTGCCGGCGCGGATCTTGCGCATGGGCATCACGACAGCTTTCGAGTTCGTTGGGGCCAATTTCGTCCGTGACCAGGCCATGGCCGCCATCCTCTACGGAAAGCCGCTGCAGCGGCTAGGGCGCTCGCTGCAGGGGGCGGCCGACGATCTGCTGGGCTCGGAGACTGCCCGGCTCTATTCGCGCGTCGGCGGCCTCTCTGGCGGACAGGAAACAGCCTCCTTGTCCAAGGTGATGGCGGAGCGGGATCTGGCCGGCCTGCGCCGCAAGGGCTGGGTCGCGAACCGCCTGTCGTCCTGGCATGGCATCCTGGCGGTGGCTGAGGTTTCCGAAACCGCGACGCGCCTTGGCCTTTTCCGTACCTTTGCCCAGGAAGCGAAAGCCCGCGGCCTTTCCGACATGGAAGCCGCGCTCGAGGCAAGCTGGCGCGCGCGTGACTATCTCGACTTCGATCGGCGCGGATCCGGCATGGCGGCGCTGGCGCGCGTGATCCCGTTCTTCAACGTGGCGCTGCAGGGCACGGACAAGGTGACGCGCCACATGATCGCGCCGATCGCCAAGAAGATGCTCGGCCAGGCGCTGTCGCCGGAAGACACGCGCGCGCTCGGCGCGGCCGCCAAGAGCTGGGCCTATCTGGCGGCGCTGACAGTCGGTTCGATGTCGCTCTATGCGCTGCAGAGCCGTAACGAGGACCATGACGAGATCTCGGCGCAGACCAAAGCCACGCACTGGATGATCAAGTCCGGCGGCCGCTGGGTCGCGGTGCCGAAGCCTTTCGAGCTCGCGACCGTCATCAATCTGGCGGAAGCCTCTTATGACGCGATGGTCAAGAAAGATCCATCCGCCGGTGGCCGCTGGGTCGACAGCCTGTTTTCGACGCTGGCGCCGCCGTCGATCCTCGAGGGCAATCCGGCGATCACCTCCTATTTCGAGGTCAAGACCAATACCGATTTCTTCACCGGCGCACCGATCGTGCCCGAGCAGCTGCAGGGTCTCGAGCCCTTCCTGCAATACACGGCGCGCACGTCGGAACTGTCGAAAGAACTTGGCAAGGCCTTCAACATTTCGCCGGCGATCGCCGATCATCTGATCACCGCGCATCTGGGATCGTGGGGCCGATCGGCGCTTTCGCTGTATGACCTGGCACAGCCGGACGCGCCCGGCTTTGCCTGGGACGATGCGCCGATCTCTCGACGGTTCATCAAGGATGCGGCCAAGGGCTCGCAATCCGTGACCATGTTCTGGCAGACGGTGGGCGAGCGCCAGGGCACCCTCGAGGGAAAGGCCAAGAGCTGGCGATCGATGATCGAAAGCGGAGATCCTGCCGGCGCGGCCGACTATTATGCGTCGCAGGATGACATCGCAAAGGTCTATATCGGCATGTCGGCGATGGATGCGAAGGCCCGCCGGCTGCACCCGCTTCTGCGCGCGCGCGGCGCGATCGAGGCGATCGGCGCTATCCGGCGAGATCTCGCCATGAACCGGCTGACGGACGGGCAGGGCAACCCGCTCGAGGTCGGCTCGGCCGCGCGGACGGCCGCCGACGACATCCTGTCGACCTTGAGCATGGCCATGGCGCGAAACGCTCTCGCGCTGGCGGGTGTGCCGGGCTGGGCGCAGCGGCAGGAGATCCCGGAAGACGGGTTCTATCGCGAGCTCGAGGCGGTATCGCCCGATCTGGCGCAGCGCCTGGCTGACGGCTTCGCCACAAACAAAGTCTGGACCTATGAGGCTGTGAAAGAGGCTTGGCCGGATCTGCGCCAGCGCGTCCTCGAGGAAGGGTCGCAGGCGCAGGTGCTCGACCTGGTCGGCGAAGTGCAGTCGGCCGGCAACCCGATCGAGGGCGGGGCCAAGATCAAGAGGAAGCAAAAGCCCGCCCTGGTGCCGTGAAGTTGACGGCACTGCGGGGGCCTCATGATCGGCCCCGATCACAATCGGGACCCGAACCATGAGCGCAGTCTTCCCCGTCAATCCGGATGCCCGCTGGCGCAGCTATACGGCCGCTGCAGCGCAAACGGTCTTCGCGATCCCGTTTCCATTCCAGGACGCTGATGACATCACCATCCTGAAGATCGCGCTCAATGGCGCCGTCACGACGCTTGCCCTTCCGGCGGACTACACCGTAGCCGGCGCCGACAATCCCGCCGGCGGCAGCTTCACCCTGACAGTGCCGGCGGCCGCCGGCGAGAAGTTCATGCCGATCGGCAACGCGGTGCTCGAGCGCGTGCTCTCGATCGTGCGCGGCGGCCGCTACAATTCCGCCGCGACCGACGAAGATCTCGACCGGCTGATGATCATCGCCCAGGAGCACGATCGAGACATCGGGCGGGCCGTGAAGGCGGCTTACGGCACGGCCGGCGCGGATCTGCCGCCGGCCGAGGCCGATAAGCTACTCGGCTGGAACGCTGACGCTACGGCCCTCGAGAACAAGACGGCGGCCCAGCTCGGCCTCGTGGCGATCAGTGATGACCCAACGCTTGCCGGCGACAGCCACAACGAAGTGCCGACAGAGCATGCGGTCAAGGGGTATGCCATCCCGCTGGCCATTGCGACGGCCTTCGGCCTTAGCCTGCTCGGCTCGGTCAGCCTGCCAGCGCTGTCGGCGACGCTCGTCAATACGCAGACCGGCGCGGGCGCCGTGCAGCGCACCATCCAAAACAAGTTCACGGAGACGCTGTCGGTCAAGGACTTCGGTGCCGTGGGCGACGGCGTGACTGATGACACGGCTGCCATCCAGGCTGCGGAAAACGCAAGAGCGGCGGTCGCCGGCGAGCTAATCTTTCCGCCTGGCACCTACCAGATCAGCGCCGCGAACATCACGGTCAACCGATCTGCTGGTGGTGGGTGGCGCGGTCGTGGCCAAGCAATGCTTCGCGCGACCGCGAACAACACCATCCTGTGTGTGCTGACTGGCGCGGTGGCGGGAACGACAAACAAGCCGTTCTCCGTTTCCGGCCTGCATTTCCACGGCGGCGGGTTTACTGGCGTCCGTGGCGTGCATGAGGCGTCCCCTTACGGGACGACCATCGACGGCTGCACCTTCACGCAGATGTATTTCTGCGCGTCGTTCATCGGCGGCTCGGTCCTGGCAACCCAGACAGGCTGGATACAGATCAGCAACATCAGGCAGTACGGCGGCGGGTCGTGGGCCTTCTACGGCTTCGACGATACCAAGTATCTGTTCCACATCGAACTCAACAACATTCATCAGGTCGGAACAGGTTCGGCCGCCAATTGGGAAAACGACTTTTGGATTGAGGGCCGGCGGGCTGTAGGTCTTTCGATCAACAACTGCTGGTCTGGCTCGCTCGACGGTGGCGCGGACGGATTGCGGCTGCGCGGCGACTGCCAGGGCGTGTTCGTCACGAACTCGACGTTCGTCTGGCCGAAGATCGGCATCAATTCGCTCACTTGGACCGACACGCTGAAGCCGGCCTACGTCTACATGGCGAACATCGGCGTGGACCAGCATACGACCAGCGCCGCCGAGATCGAGGGGCGCACGTGGTTCATCACCAACGCCAACTTTGCGAACGGCTACGTTCGCACCAACACTGGGCAGGCGTGCTTGCTCAAGTCGACCTGCACTGACATCGTGATCGAGAACGCGCTTTTCGCTTATGACCAGAAGTCGGGCCTGGTGGTGCAGAACGGCGCTAAGAAAATCCGCGTCAGTAACTTCACCGCTGAAAACAACAACCAAGTTGCCGGCGCGTTCTATGATGTCGATCTTGGCGCGTCGCCTTATGTTGACGTTCGGCTATTCGGCAAAAACGTGCTCGGCACGGCGGGCGTCAACGCAACCGGCCAGCGTGTGGTGAATGGCGTCACGTCGAATGAAGTGAGCCGCAATACCGGCTCGGCCGCCACCACGGCGGTCACCACTACAGAAGACCTGATGACCTATTCAATCCCAGCCAACGTGCTGAAGGTCGGGCAGAAGGTCCGGCTCACGGCCTGGGGCGTTACCGCTGCCAACGCCAATACCAAGACAATCCGGCTCTGGTTCGGCGCGAACTCGATCGTCGATCACAACGGCGCCTGGAACAATGTCCCCTGGCGGCTGCAGGCTGATATCTACATCACGGGCGTCGATGCCCAGGAATACAGCGGAGTGGCGTTTGCGTCCGCCAACACTCCGTCAGTCCGGCAGGGTACCATGGCGAACGATGATGGCGTGGCGATCACGGTGAAATGCACGGGCCAGAACGGAACCGCCAGCGCCGGCGACATCACCTGTCAGGGCTTCACGGTCGAGCTCTTGGACTAGGCCGCGACCGGCTCCGGCCTCGGCGCTGCAATCATGCGCCGAGCCTTCTCGCCGATGACCATGCCCGGAACCTCGACAATGGCGTGAGTGAGCCACGCCAGTCCGATCGCTATCGAGATCGACGAGAGGCTGTAGACGGCAAACAGCGCGTAGGGGTCGAGATCCAGGGACCTCACTCCGAGCTTGACGATGATCAGCGCGCCGGCCAGGTGCAGCAAGTAGAACGGATAGCTGATCCGCCCCAGGAAGTGTGCGACTGGATTGGTCGTGACCCAGATCGAATGCCGGGCGACGTATGCCACGACGCAGAAGGCTCCGGCCATTTGCCAGCAACGCATGGCGAAGCCCGGGCCGAGCAGGAAGTCCGCCGTCATCAGGGCGGCCAGACCTAGCAAAGCGATTATGCGATTGGTCGCGGCGGCGGGTAGATCGTCGACGATCGCGCCCAGGGCAAAGGCGCTCATGAACAGCGGCACCGGGCGATTGTCGAAATAGGACACTGCGAACGTAGTGGCCAGAAACGCAACAAATAGGGCCGGATGCAGGCGCCGGGCCGTCACCGCGGCAAAGACCCATAGGCTTCCCCAAACCTCGATCTGCAAGGTCCACAATACCCCGTTAAGCGAGGTGTCATAGAGGATCGCTGCGCCGAAAATCTGCGACCAGGTGCTTGAAGGAGTCAGAAACCCAATGATGAGCGCCGACGCTGCAGCGACGGGGATGAGGCGGAAAGCTCGGCGGACGATATAGGGCACGAACCCATCGTCTTTCCGTCGGAGAGATCTCGAGAGCACGAGGCCCGATAGCACGAAGAACACGATGACAGCAGCGTCGGCGTGAAAAACGATATGCAGGAACCGGAAAATCGCATCCTGCAGGGTCGCGTCCGGAACGGTTGCGACCGTCATTCGCAGCGCTGGCCCTATGCCGCCAGCGACGGAAGCGCAGTGCCCGACCGCGACGCTGAAGGCGGCCAGGCCGCGAAGGCCGTCCAGGTCGTAGTTTCGAAGTGTTGCCATCCCGCCGAATAGCCAGCGAACAGCCTCGATTGTCAACCTCGAGTTGACGCCATCGCCGCCGCCTTAGCCTAGCGGAAACCTTCGAAGGATGGCGGTGGCATGGATAAGAGCATCCCCAAAGCGGCGCTGGCGCTGCTCGATTTCATCGGCAGTATCGAGGCCCCGCGCGGCTACGACACCGTCTACGGCAACAACCAGGCGAAGCTGCCAAAGCCGCTCACCACGATGACGATCGACGAGGTGATCGCGGCCGGGCTCGGCTGGTCGAAGACGTTTGGCAGCTCGGCCGCCGGCAAGCTGCAGTTCATGCGCGCCACGCTGCAGCGGCTGAAAAAGAAGCTCATGCTCTCCGGCGCCGAGCTGCTGGACGCCGACATGCAGGACAGGCTCGGCTACCAGCTGCTTATCGAGCGCGGCTATTCCGACTTCGTCGCCGGCAAGATCGGCCCGATAGCGTTCGGCAAGGCGCTGGCGCAGGAATGGGCATCCTTTCCCGTGCTCTCCGCCACCAGGGGCGCGACGCGCTCGCTGAAGCGTGGGCAGAGCTACTACGCCGGCGACGGCTTGAACAAGGCGCTTGTGGCGCCCGAGCGCGTTGAGGCGATGCTCGCCCAGGTGCTTGCCATGGCCGGCGCGCCGGCACAGGCGCCCGCCAGAGCGCAAACGCCGGCGCCGACGAGCTCGGCACCGGCCGGCCCAGCGGAGCGCGTTCCTGCGCCTCTCCCGCCGCCGACGAAAAAGAAGTGGTTCGCCGGGATCCTCGCCGCTCTCGGCATCGGCGTCGGGGCGGGCGGTGCCGGCTGGCAATCCGGCGAGTGGATCCTGTTCGGCGGGCTCGCCCTAGTCCTGGTCGTTGTCGTCGGCGTTTGGCTACACGGGAGGCAAGCATGACGGGTCTGATCATTCGCATTGGCCTGCGCTATGGCGCGGGCTTCCTGGTCGCGCGCGGCCTGCTCGGCGCTGACGACGCTGCAGCCTTCTCGTCGGATCCGGACATCGCCGCCGCGATCGAGGCCGGCGCCGGCGCGGCGATCGGCGCGGCCGTCGAGGGCTGGCACTACCTGGCGCGCCGCTTCGGCTGGGAGCACTGAACCATGGAGCTAGTGCCGATTTTCGCCCCGATCATCGAAAAAGTGCTGCCGTATCTCGTCGCCGGCGCCGCCGCCCTGGCGGCGTTTGGCGTGGCGCTTTGGCGCGCCCGGGCCAAGGGCGCGGCCGCCGTGAAGGCTCGCCAGGCGGCCGAGGAAGCGAAGGCGCGCGACGTCGCCGACCAGGTCGACAACGACGTTGGCGCACTGCCGGCCGAAGCGGTGCGTCAGGAGCTGAAGACATGGGAAAAGTGATCGCGCTCGGGATCCTGCTCCTTCTCGCTCTCGCCGGCTGTACCGCAGCAAGAGGGAGCTTCTGTGACGTGTCTACGCCGGCGCGGCTTTCGGCAGCTGCGGTCGACCAACTAACCGACGCCCAGGCCCGGGCACTGCTTGCGCACAATCGCAAGGGCCAGAAGCTATGCGGATGGAAGGCCTGA